TGATGAGTTGACATCATTGGCGCGTGACCACAATGTCCATGTGCATTTAATCCACCATATTCGTAAGTTGGCAAGTGAAGAGATTAAGCCAAATAAAAATGACATCAAAGGCTCAGGCTCAATCAGTGACCAAGTAGATAACGTCTTGATGGTATGGCGTAACAAGAAAAAAGAACACGATGCTCAGAATGGTTCTGTTGACCCAATGATTCCAGATGCTTACCTGATGTGCGAGAAGCAACGTAACGGTGAGTCTGAGGATTGGTATTCCCTTTGGTATCTCAAAGAAAGTCAGCAATTTGTTGAGAACAATGATTCTGTGCCAATGTCTTTTGACAATGGGGGTGCATTTTGACTGGCCTTATTTCGGGAAAGCGAGTTTGGAACGAGGGCGAGGGCGACGATGAGTACAGGCATCGTTGTCTTGTTCGAGGAATTATTAAGATGCGAGTAAAAGACCGTCAAGAAGCGCACGTTTGGCTTTTTGGTGGAATGGGTAAAGATGGCAAGTATTTTAAAGGGTGGAATGCATTGCACCCTGATTCACGATTAATAGAGGACATAAAAGACCAATGGTCTAAGGGTAATCGTGGCAGTGATGGGGAATGGAAATGAACGACATGAAACAAGGGTTCTTGTTTGATTTTCCTGAAGTTCAAAAAAAAACATATAGGGCAATACGCCATGATGTTGTTCGGGAAAAGCAATCAGAAAATTCTATAGAGGTTCACCATCCTAATCAGAAAACTAAACAAATAGAATTTGTTATGAACAATTTAAATGTTCAACGTGGACACGACATTCTTGAACTGTTTGCTGGCAGAGGTAACTTAACTAAAGTTTATGAACAATATGGAAATGTTACTGCTTGCGACCGTAAATATTTGCAAACTGGGGATAGTTTTTTGTTGTTTCATAAATTGATATATGAAAAAAGAAAATTTACTGTTATTGATATTGACCCCTATGGATTTCCAAATAGGTTTTTCCCAGATGTTTATTTATTAATAGATGACGGAATTATGTTTGCGACTATGCCAAAACCATATGTAAACATATTGAACGGTATTACGCAAACTCATTTGATTAGCTACTTTGGTGAGCCAAACCCAGACGTAGATACGATTGTTGAAAAGTTTGTTGTTTGGGGATTATGTCATTGGAGACAAGTGGAATTAATTAATTCTATGGATTGTGACAGCGTTTGGCGATTTGCTTTTAGCGTTAAAAAAGTCAAAGCAACCGATTACACGGGAGTAAGAAATAGATGAACAACCAATCAACACAAAGGAATAAAAATGATTGAACTAACACTGCCGTGGCCTCCCACGGTCAACACTTATTGGCGTAACTTTAATGGTCGAACAATTGTCAGTGCAAGGGGGCGCAGTTATCGCAAGGCTGTTGCTGACCAAGTCTTGATTCAACACGCCGCCAAGCACATTGACTACGCGGTAAAGGTAGAGATTCAATGTTTTAGGCCAGACCGTCGACGACGCGACTTGGATAATCTTTTAAAGGCTTTGCTTGACTCTATGACCTACGCGGGGGTGATGCAGGACGATGCCTTGATTGAAGACTTGCGGGTGTATTGGGCAGACGAGGTAGGGGGTATGGTAAAGATAACCATAGAGGGTATTTTATGAATTGGATTATTTCGTTGGTGGTTGTGTATTTTTTGTTTTCAGGGGAGCCTCCTTTGATTGACTTATTACATGACCGCGTTACGCATTACGTTGTTGAAAAAGAAAAGAGTCGTAAATGAAAACAGAACCAGAACTAATTGACATCTTTGCTATGTTTGCTTTGGATAGGCTAAAGCCAGTCAAGGGAATGTCAAAGATAGATGTTGCGTATGAGGCTTATGAGCAGGCGCAGGCAATGATGGAGGTGCGAGAAGACTTCATCAAGAAGAGGAGTGAGTAATTGATTTTTTTAATATTTTATAAGGAGAAATAAATGTTTAATACATTTGGTGAATTTTTTTGGGCATTCATGGCAATGTCTGGTTTTATGTTTTGGATTTGTATGGTAGGTTTTATTGCAATGATAATTAAACGTAATCGCGCAAAAAGAAAGGCTTACTATGAGTGAAGATAGAAATCCGCATGATGCGGTGGATTACATTTTACTCAACGGAAAGAAGTTTGCTAAAGCAAAAGCGGAGCGGCGTTATATCGAGGAGTACCGTAAATCGCTCAAGGCAATACTAATGAAGCGAAGTATGGAGAACGCCATAGGGGCGCAAGAGCGCGAAGCATACGCGCATCCTGAGTATGTGCAACTACTCGAAGGGTTGCGTGAGGCCATTGAAGTAGAAGAAAAGTTGCATTGGGATTTACTAGGCGCTCAAGCCCGTGTAGAAATCTGGCGTACTGAGCAGGCAAATAATAGAGCAGAAGGAAAGGCAACGCTATGAAAACAATTTTAATTTTAGTCGTAGGTTTATTGGTTGGGTGTTCAAGCCCAAGAGTAGTTGAAGTCCCAATCTACACAACGCAGAACTTAGTGATGGATAGGAATATCCAACCACTGACTCGCGGTGAGCAGATTGATGCCATCAAAGATTGCCAAGAGGTGGGTTTACGACCACGTTTGGTGTACGGCAAGAGGTTAGTCAATGGTTATACCGCTGAGACCGTCATTGACGTTATCTGCGCCAATAGATATGCGTTTTAATAATTTTCATTGGGGCATCGTCCACGGTCTGTCTTGGGTAGTTTGCTTGGCTGATGGATGGGTACTTCATAACCATGTATTGTTTGGTATGGCACTTTTTTTTATGTTTTATTCACTTTGGAGAATGATTATGAAGACACCAGAAGATGAGGAGTTTGAGCGTATTGCAAGGGAGCAGGAGGCCAGAGACGCTGAGGACTTGCGTAAGACCCACCCTATTGTATTGGGAGCCAGTATTCAATCTTTTAATGCTTGGGAGCATAGCCATCAACCAAACCAATATTCTATCGAGCGACGTGCATACCTTGCAGGGTTTGATGCAGGTCGACGTCAAGAGGGATTAAAAGAAATCAATGACTGAAAAACTATGAGAAAACAAATGCTTTGGTGTATAGCAATGTGGATTGTGTTCTGCGGGTTTCTTATTTATTTGACAGAACTTAGTCGCAAAGAGGAAGTTTATAAGCTGAACTGTGAATTATTGATGGGCGGCTGGCATCCTGACATACCAAAAGAATTTGCCAAATTTTGTGAAGAGGCTAAACGAACAATGAGGAGCGATAGATGAAAGCATACCCACAAGATTCTGACGGCAGATTTATGGATTTAAGGGATTACATAGCAACAAATGCAATGCAAGGGATGTTATCCAATCCTGAGTTTTTACAAGTAGTTACAAAAGAAGAAGTGAACGGAAGTGATTGCGCATCAAGAGTGGCAAAAGTATCTTATAAATATGCAGATGCCATGATGAAAGCGAGGGAGCAATGAAAGCATACCCACAAGACTCTGACGGCAGATTTATGGATTTAAGGGATTACTTTGCTATTCGTTTTGCACAGTCACAAATTGAACTAATAAAGGATGACCAGTTTGATGCGTTAGAGACATTTAAAACATCTTACAGACTGGCGGACATTATGCTGAAAGCGAGGGAGAAATGAAACCAAGTGCATATATATCAGATGGCGGTATATTGTTTAAAGAGTCACCACCTGATTCGATACTGAGTTTAAACGCACTGTATACGTCAGCAGAAATACAAACGTTGCATAACTTAGTTGAAGAGCAACAGGCTGAGATAGAAGAGTTGAAACTATTTAAAAATCAAATGAAATCAAGAAAAGCTATGGTTAAATGGCTTTCAGAAGAAAGCGAGTGAGAAATGATAACTTTAGATTATTTTGTTGAGACATTAATTTTTTACTGTTTAGGGGTAATAACTTTGCCTTGGATTGATTATTATTTTGATAAGAAAGTGAGTGAGAAATGACTGCGAATGAACTGGCTGATAAATTAGTGGAAAGCAATTCTGTGTCTTGGGGTAGTTGCACCCATGAACAACATGACAACGATAAGTATTTTAAAGAACAAGCATCCGCTATGCTACGGCAACAACAGGCTGAAATAGAAGCGTTGAAACAACATTGGAGTGACCCACAGACAGACTTAATAGTTTTGCTACGAGAAGAGGTGACACTAATGCAAAAGTATTTACAGGAACAAAACTTGCGTGAACATTTTGTAGCGTGGAGGCATGAGAAATGAATAAAGAAATTATTATGAACCCTGACATCTTGCCTACACAAAAAGAGTGGAGATTAATTTGCGCAATGGTTAAGCAACAGCGTGAACTAACCGATGATGACATAAAACAAGTATATGGCAAGTACTTTGATGCAAAAAATTGTGACTGGTTGCATTTGCAATGTATCAGGGAAATATTAGAGAGCAGGTGAGAAATGATTATTACCCCACAACAAATGGTCAAAGAAGTTTTAAAATGCCTTGAAGATTCTGTTGCCGACTTACCCGAAGATAAGCGAGAAGAGGTCAAGGCTGTTATTTTAAATAGCTGGTCTAATCAAATGTTTTATGGAAAGAGAAAGAAATGACCCATTACATTTGCGTACACTGTAAATCAAAGATAATAACCATACTGGTCAAGTGTCCGTACTGCCGTAAATAAGGAGGAATAATGAAAGAGTTATGTGGCTGTTGCGAAAAGAAACCAGCTCAAGATATGCATACTTGCCCTTTTGCCGAAGAGATACATGGGGACGAAGAAAGTCTGTGTAATTGCTGCGAAGAATGTGAAACTAGATGCTGTGACGATATTTAAGGAGATAAAATGAAACAAGAATTTGAGGAATGGGCAGAGGGAAAGATTTCATTAGTTCGCCATGAGAATTCTTTTGCCAACACAAGCGCTCAGGTTGCTTGGTCTGCATGGCAAAGGGCGTGGAACATTGGCATCAGGGAGCAACGAAGAAGAGACGAGGTTGAGATTTCTGCTTTAAAGCACAAGATTGCGGTGGTTATGAACGCACTCAAAGCTAAATAGGAAAATTAAATGCATGAAGAGGAAGATATGCCAAAAAGTAAGCTACCAAGAAACGATGAAGGGCATATGAGCCAAGAGGAAGTAGCAGAAATTTTGGGTATGTCAAGAAGCAGAGTTAGCGAGGTTGAAAAGAAAGCGCTTAGAAAATTTAAGTATTTTTTGTTAAAGAAATATAAAAGAGAAGACATATAAAGGTTTATTATGGATGTTTACCAAAGGAAACTACAGGCAGACTACGATAGTATTATCAAAGAATGCATTGACAAAGACAGGCGTATAGCCGATATGGAGTACAAAATTAAGGATTTGGAGTATCAAATAAGAAAGTTAAACGATACTTTAAATTTAAAAAATCATTGGGAAAATTTTGATCCCGATGGTAGATGCTAATTGGGGGGAGGTTATTCATGCTTGGTTTTCTAGTCTTGTAGATACGAAATTACCAATTTACGGTTAGGTGTCTCCCCTTAAAATTTAATGCACCTAATCGGCTTTTCCGAACTTGGGGGTGGCAAGTAATCTACACATCCACCCAACTCAAAGGATTTCATGTATCGAAATAAGAAATTACTAGAAATTGTCCGTCAATCGCCCTGTCAACACTGTGGCAGAAACGATGGGACGGTAGTGGCTGCGCATTCTAACCAGCTACGGGACGGCAAAGGCCGTGGCATCAAAGCCCATGACTACAGAATTGGCGCACTTTGTTACTCTTGCCATATGGAATTAGATCAAGGAATGAAGCTTTCCAAGCAAGAAAGAGTCGAGTTATGGGATGAATGCCATAGAAAAACAATTGGCTGGTTGTTTGAAAATAACCACATAGGTACAATATGTTGACACAATATTTAAAAATACACTATACTTAGTGTGTCAGACCCACTGACATTCACTTCTCATTCACTCCTAGCAGAGCTCAATGAGCACAGAACCCCAGATCTAAACAATTTGGGGTTCTTTCTTTTTATTTGTTGCAAAATGTTTTATTTTGGTTTAACCTACTATGGCTAGGGGTGATTAAGAAAAAATGAATTTATTTCATTCTATCTTTTATCCTCTGCCGTACTCCAAACGATATCAAGAACCTACATGGGTTGCGTGGAATAGAACATAGGCTGATCCTTCACCCGATAGCGTGCCTCGTGGACTTAAATGGGTATCACACAAGTTATAGTGGACAGAGGTGAGACAACTACTATGACGATTGAACATTACCTTAGGGAGCATTAGTTGCGATAGTTACTTCGTAATGGATGGGGGCTTATCACCCTTGGGGAAACTATTGTTTTTTACTTATGAAAATTAAACCATTCGACCAATACATCCATGATCAATGCGATCCACCGGCAAGGGAAGCATTGACAACTTATCTCAAGAACAAATGGGACTATACGGCTCTGCCATATGACAAATACAAGGTGGATTTATTAATTGAGAATGAGTTCTCTGTGCCAATCGGTTATGCCGAGGTTGAAATGCGGGATTGGGAAGATTGCCCATTCAGGACAATACATATTCCTCAACGGAAGAAAAAGTTATTCGACAACGATATGCCAACGGTTTACTTTGTCATCAACAAGAGTCTATCAAAGGCTTGGTATATCAATGTTAAAGAAATACTGATAAGCCCATTGATGGAAATACCAAACAGGAGGATAGCTGACGGAGAATATTTTTATGATGTACCCAAGGACAAATTTGTTGAAATAGTCTTGCTTTAATTTGTAATTTTTAATAAACTGGAATTTCCAACTGCTAGGAGAGAAAATGAAAACTTTAAATTTATTAGCCATTCGCATAGACGGTGGCACACAAACTCGTAAAGAATTAAACACACAAGCTGTAGATGAGTACGCTGAATTAATGAAGGAAGGGCATCAGTTTCCTTTAATGGTTGTCTTCCATGACGGCTCTGATTACTGGCTCTCATCAGGCTTTCACAGGTATTTTGCCAATAAGAAAAACGGTACTGTCTCTGTAGATGTTGATCTTCGTCAAGGAACAAAAGAAGATGCCTTACGCTTTTCGTTAACTGCCAACAAAGATAACGGCATGAGACCAACTCATGCTGACAATCGTTATGCCATTGAGATTATGTTGAACCATCCTGTATGGGGTAAATATACCAACACAATGATTGCCAAAGAAATAGGTGTTACATCAATGACTGTTGGTCGTGTTAAGTTGGCAATGATTGAAGCTAAAAAGTTAAAAGAATTTTCTCCTCAAAAAACATATTTTGATAAGAACAAAAAAGAGATAAAAATAAATACAGAATTATTTAAAAAGAAAGTTGTTGAAGAAAAGCCAGTCTATGATGAAACTGAAGACCAGTTAAAAGAACTGTCTACAACGATAGAGAACTTGGATGATGAGAATGCCAAGCTAAAAGATATTATCGCTTCTAATCGATGGGAAGATGCCACTGACATTGAAATCGAGGACATACAAGACACATTAAAAGAGTTACGAGAGACAATTAAGATCTTAGAAATGGAAAACAAAACTCTAAGAGATAGCAGAGACATGTATCAATCAAGAAATGCTGAATTGATTCGTCAAGTTAAATCTTTGCAAAAAAAGAAGTAAGCTATGGAACTAGAATTGCGTGAACACCAAATCGGTGTAGTTGATGCATTGCGCCAAGGGTTTAAGGATGGGCATAGAACACAGTTGCTATACGCTCCTACAGGCTTTGGCAAGACAGAGGTGGCCATTTACCTGATGAAGGCTACTTCAGACAAATACAAGCGTTCTGCGATGATCCTAGACCGTATTGTCCTGATTGATCAAACAAGTCTTCGTCTAACGAAATATAACTTAGATCATGGGGTACTACAGGCTGACCATTACAAGAAAGATATTACCAAAAAGATACAAATTTGCTCTTCGCAAACACTGGAAAGGCGGCAAAACTTTCCTGACATTGATTTATTGATTGTTGATGAATGCCACATTACTCGTCAACAGATAACAAATATCATTAAAGCCAATGAAAAGATTAAAGTAATCGGGCTGACTGCAACACCATTTACCAAGGGTTTGGGTAACATCTATTCGAATGTGGTTTGTGGTGCAACAACGGAAAGCTTGGTCAACGGCAACTGGTTAGCGCCACTACGAGTGTTCATTTCAAAAGAAATAGACATGACAGGTGTTAAAAAGGTGGCTGGAGAGTGGAGTCCTGACCAAGTAACTGAGCGTGGCATGAAGATTACTGGTGATATTGTGGCTGAATGGGAGAAAAAAACCCATGAAATCTTCGGGAGACCAAGAAAGACGATTGTTTTCTGTGCCGGAGTAGCGCATGGACAGGACTTGGTAGAACAGTTTGCAAGGAAAGGCTATAACTTTATTAGCATATCCTACTTGGATAACTCTGAATACAAGCAAGAAGTAATCGAGGATTTTTCAAAGCCTGATACAGAAATTCATGGCTTAATTGCTACTGACATTCTGACAAGGGGGTTTGATGTTCCCGATGTAATGATAGGAGTGTCGGCTCGTCCATTTGCCAAGTCTTTGTCAAGTCATATACAACAATTAGGCAGAGTTATGCGTAGCTATCCGACAAAAGAATATGCTTTGTGGCTCGATCATTCAGGCAATTACCTACGATTCAGGGAAGAATGGGAAGAAATATTTGCTAATGGTGTTAAAACTCTTGATGAACATATTGAAAAAGCAAAGAAAGAGCCGTCAGAAACTATCAAAGCCGAGTCAAAATGCCCAAAATGCTCTGCTCTATGGGCAAGGAATAGTCTTTCTTGTGTAATCTGTGGCTATGTCAAACAAAGAAAGCAGATAGAAGCCGTTGAAGGTGAGCTGATCGAGCTTGGCTTTGACAACAAAGTCCCAAAAGAAATCAAACAAGAGTTCTATTCAGAGTTATTGCACATAGCCAAACAAAAGGAATACAACCTATATTGGGCAAGTAACAAGTATCGAGATAGGTTTGGTGTATGGCCTCGTGGACTGCGAGAGATAACAAAGATACCTTCTGAAGCTACTCAAAAATGGATTAAGCACAGAAACATTATATGGAGTAAACGCCAAAACAAAATGGGGAAAAGATGATGATATTTGAAGAATTTGCAAGACAACATGGCTTAATAATGAGCAGTCTTGTCTATGACAAATGGGTAGCAACACCAACAGAAGACCACCCAAGATCGAGAAACGGTAGGTATAAGTTTCTAGGTAATGTGGGATGGGTTCAAAACTGGGCAACGATGGAGAAACCAGTCACTTGGTTTTCCAATGGTGAGTCTTCGTCAACAGAAGTAAGAAGCCGTATCAAAGAGTCTATGCAAAAAAGGAATGACGAAGCGCAAAAGGCTGCCAAAAAAGCTGAAGACTTGCTATCACAGACTTACCTTGATACGCATTCCTATTTGATTAAAAAAGGCTTCGTCAACGAAGAAGGGAATGTATTAATAGATGGTGATACTAAAACTTTAGTAATTCCCATGCGCATTGATGGCAGACTGGTAGGATGCCAACTCATAAATGACGAGGGGGGTAAAAAGTTCCTCTATGGACAAACAAGCAAAGGCGCAACCTTTGTTATCGGCACAAAAGGGACTTCCATACTTTGCGAGGGGTATGCTACTGGATTGTCTATTCGGCAGTCCATGAGTCAAACTAATATTCCTTACACAATCTATGTGTGCTTTAGTGCAAGTAATATGAAGTTCGTATCGGGGAACATCGGGCAAGGGATCATTGTTGCTGATAATGACCCCAACGGTGTCGGAGAAACTACTGCCAAAGAAACAGGCAAACCGTATTGGCTCTCCGAAACAGTCGGGGAAGATTTCAATGATTATCATAGAAGAGTCGGCAATTTCAAAGCGTCTCAGTCCTTAAAGAAGTTGCTACTTTCCTTAAAAACTTAGCTTCTATCTGTCTAATCCTCTCACGAGTCAAAAGGTATTTTTTGCCTACATCAGTCAAACTATACCCCTTTGTTCGCATTTTAAGAACATTCCAATACCTATCCCTAAACTCATCGTTACTCGTTCTGTAAAGTTCGTCAAACTGCTTCCTAGTAGGGAAATCAACTATTTGAAAAGGGGAATCCCCACCAACGAAAACAGGCACTCTGCCTTGGCATTCTTTAAGATTCATTAGGATCTACCTCACAAACATCAGAGTCAACCACTTCTTCGTTTGGCGCAAACTCCACTTCATCCCAAGCATACTCAACCGGATCTTCGCCATTAGGCACATCCACTGTTACCATCACTTTGCGTGTTAAATAAAATACTACTTCATATCGTTTCATCTTTAAGTTCCTTTGCTTGTTCTGACCAAATATCTCGATCCCAAATGCGTCCGTTCCAACTCATGTAACCAAAAAGCTTAGTGTCCTTGTAGACTTTGCAAGTCCCCCAGTTACCACCACCAATATTGGGGTTATCCATTCTCCACCTGTCAAAATCATCAAGCAGTTCAGATATAGTTTCCCCTTGTAAAGTCCTGATCTCTACGCCATACGGTCTACGCTTGGGATCTTGCCCACGATCAGGATTGCCAAAGAATGTAGGTTTTGCTTTATACATTATTTCTCCCACTCTTCTTTAACACCAACTACGCACAGAATTGCGCTTTTGCACTCAGGATCAATGCCAAATCCTGAACAAATGTTTTCCCAATCATGTGGCATTGTTTCAGGATCAATCCGAATCCACCCACCTTCGGGCAACAAAGTGTAGCCACCCTTCTTTACTTCTTTTTCCGTAATCATGCATTTTCCTTTTCTTCAATAATTTGATCAATGTAATAGCTGATTACATCCCAATTAATCCCTACATTGGCATCATGTTTATGATTAACTATGTCGAGCACATCCCTACATTCTTGCTTAGTTAATTTTTTGTTTAACCCTTTTACATCATCTATATGCCACCATGATGCAATCCAATCAGGACTCGTCAAACGCTTGATATCATCTGCTCTTGGTATTGCCTGTCCATTAGGCAAGTCTATTTCAATCATTACTTTCATCATCACTCTCCTTCTTTGGTGTTAATAAATAAAAATACGGATTAGTTTTTCGTATCGCTTCAATCTTCTGTGCAAATGTGTCGCTAGATAAAACCCGACTCAATAACGAATTAGCAATAGCTTCTCGTTCTCGCTTCGACCTTCTATGCTTTGTGTATTCCTTCATTCTTTCTCCAGTTGATTAGGCTTACCCCAAGTTCCATCGTCATAACCTTCGCCATACATAATTTTGTCTTTATCATTTTCATAAAATTCACCATCACGCATATCGAATTGCATATAACCATCTTCGTATCCTTGTAGGTAAGGTGGTTTACGCCTACAAGTATTGCTCTTGTCAACCCATTGAAATGCTTTCATGCTTTTCTCCATTCAAGTTCATCTAAAATTGCGTGTTTTACGAAAATATCTTTTACACCAATACTTACTAGCGATATCTCTTTTAATAAGACTTTTAATTCTTTAATAGTTAAATGCTCTAAGTTAATGTTCATGCTTTCTCCCTAATTAATTGATCTAATTCGCCCATAGCCTGACAAACACAACCATCAGCGACACTCATTAACGATTCAATATCTTCTTTCTTTTCTTTACATGCCCAATGGTAAACATCGGACAGTAAATCCTGTGCTATCTCTAGCTTTTCTAACAGTTCAGTGTGCGTCATACTTCCTCCTCAACAACTTCATCCCAACACCAACTGCACCCACCAATGGAATAGTATTTCTGTCCATCGATATAATCTGCGCCAAAATATTCGTTGTAATCTTCATCGCTAGTGGCTTCAAGATCGTTGTAAATAAAGGAATCAATATCTTCGGAATATCGTAAATTACTCGGCATCTGCGCCACAATTTCCAATGCCACTTCCTTTGTGAAGTAGGGAATTGCCCATCCGTTCCATCTTTCATCATAAGACAATCCCGAAAACCAAACTAATGGCTTAAAACCATCAGTAGTAAAGTAAGTTTTTCTTGGTTCATTTGTCTTCATATGCTCTCCTTTAACCATGACCATACTTCCTCTTTTTCAAAATGTTCAATTACTTGGTTATGTTCGCATTCAATACAAATATAACGACCATCAGAATTACAAGTATTGCATTCTGCGCTTGGCTTTGTATTGACTATGCACCGATCTTTTATTTCTTGAATTAAATCGATAGATTCTTGATTTTCATATCCAACAAAACCACTTTTCAATAAATGCGAAAAGTAATCATGCATATCTTCTTTGGAATACCAATCCTCTAAATCGTTTTTAACCAATGCTGAAATTACCTTTTCTCTAATGCTCATATAATCTCCATTATTCGAAATTCACTGGCATCATACATAGAATCAATTGCGCCCTCTCTATACGCTTCATGCTCTTGCGATATAAAGTCCGACAGGGCATTCAATGCATCCATGTATGTGTTATAAATAGACGGCATTTCCTTGCCGTCTTCCACTGTTGACCAACAGTTAATCCATCCGTCACAAAGGGTATAGTGTTGAACTTCAAAAGCCATTACTCTTCCCCTTGGTAAACATTCCAGTCATCGCCTTCAGCTTTTTCCAGTGTTAAATTTACCCTTTCAACAGGCTTGGGAAGATCAATAACCATCGGGTAACTGCCCGAACATACTACTCGTTCAACCCTTAACAGATAATACACATCGCCTTTATTTTTTTCCCAAATCGAATGCATATGTTTTTTGGCTCTTTCAGGATTGTCTTGCCAATAACATAAGGTCGAAATTTGATCTCTTTTGCCGTTGGAATCTGTGCCACAACCCATCAGAATATACTCGCCACACTTTAAATTTCTTTGAAAATCCATACTAATCTCCTAGCAGTTATATGATCACCCCAATGGCAATCCCAATGCCCAACTGGGCATCAGGATTACTGCACTAGTCAAGACTTAACCAGTCAAACGGCAATCGGGTTTGAGACATTTGATCACCATCTTTGTTAAATACACAAATGTAAAAATCTTTCAGATCCTCTTCCTTGCGAATGAGAACATATCCACCAGTCTTGATTACTTCGTTATTTTCTTTGTCGTAAACATCGAAATTAACCACCACTGAACCATCGTCAAGAGTATCGGGATTCATTTGAATTTCATCGTAATCATCTGATATTTCTTGAAAGAACGGATCGTGATTACCTGAATAACCATCTTCGCAAATATTCATTCTGCATCCTCCAATGCCAATTCAGGAGTCCAACAATTGTCAACAAAACCATCTTCAGGATTATGGGTAGCTTCACCCTCAAAAGAACAACCCTCTTCATCGTAGTTAAGGGTAAAAACTGTATCAGGATGTTGTTCGCAGAACCAACTCAAAAAGTCCAATGGTGGACTCCAAGCCGTTTCAAAATAAACAGAAATATCATTGATATCGGTGTCGTTAAAATCTTCAACATGAGCATCCCACTTCGTTCCCCACTTTGCTATGCACCAGTGATACCAATTCTCGTAACCATACTTTTCCTTATTGGCTTCGTATAGCTTTTGCATTTCATTCTGTTTGTCAGTCCCATCGCCAAACCATCCGGCTGTGATTTGTAAATCTTCAGGGATCGGCATCAAGTCTTGGAAAGGATTCGCATCCAGTGTTCCATCATCCATTGGATATTTCGGTTTAAAAGCTTCAGCAAGTATTTTTCCACCCACTGTCGTTCCATCAATTTTTAAATTGTTATAGCACCAATTTGGCATAATAAATTCTCCTAGCAAGTTAATCAAAGACTGGCTCACGCCAGTTTCGCCCTTACAGGCTCATCAGTTTGATAATTTAAAGCTTTGATACCTACGCACTGGGCTATCGTTGTTTGTCCATACTTCAACAAAATTGGCAGTAATCCCTTGCGCTTCTAAGGCGTTCATAAGGACTGATAGATCACAGTCTTCCTCAAGATATGCCTTATCCCCTTTCATGTAGGAATACTGGCTTATCTTGTCAGCTATGCCCAATTCTTGAATCAGGCTAATCGGCACTTCACCCCAACCATGTGCCGGATCTGCAAAAAATTTAATATCCATGTTAATCTCCAAAAAATTGATGAACGCCAACAGTATTGCCATTGGAATCAACAATGATCCCATTTAACTCACGCAATACGCTTACTCGATAACCAACATCTGTTAATTTTTTTAGCAATTCAATGTGCATATCTTCGCCACTGAATGCATCGTTATCGGTGTTAATTTCCAGTGTAAATTTACCCATAATTAATTCTCCTCGATCTGTTCGTCTACATCAGCTTGGGAATATCCTGAAAGAATCTCAGGACGATAAACTGCTAATTTTTCTGCTACACAACTTTCACAAACCCTTGTTAAGAAAATGCCTTGGGCATCGTATTCATCCCAAGCATAGCCTTTGTGTTCGTGATAGCCATACTGGGATATGTCCCTTACCAAACCTTTTTTGCCGTCTAAGTCCATTATTTTTAAAAGGGGTTTCCCCCTTTCCCTTTGTTAGTATTCAGAAGTCAACATCAATACATTGTTGGTCAAAAAGAATTTGTAGATCCCCTCAGGGCAATCCGTAAACTCTATCTCTCGGCTCTTGATGATGTTGCAATCACCATCCTCAACAGTAATGTTTGCACGACCACTGTGAACGACCAGTTTGATACTCAAGAAATCGTCAGCTAAGCCGTTAAAATACTCGGTAGCAACGATATCTAAGAACCAGTAGGCACTTGCATGGTCAGCAAAGTATTGAACGCCATCCGTATGCACTAGCTTCGGTGCAAACAAACAAGTCTTATAATAACTCTCAGTCCCAGTAAAGCTATTCAAATCTAATTGTGTTTCCATTTTTAACTCCTAGCAGTTTGTCAAAGACTGGTTCGCACCAGTTTCGTCTATTAAAGACTCTTCAGTTTGACTTGCCCAACATTTCCGATAGCTGATCAAAGACGGACTTCTTATTGCCCTTTAGACCTAATTCACCTTTGATGATGGCGTAAGCTGATCGCCCACTACGCTTCATACCTAGCAACTCAAGCTTGAGCATTTGGCGCAGTGTAAGCAAACGAAAGTGTTCTATTTGATTAGGCGTATTGAGCATATTCTTCTCCAGTTAAAATTAAATCAATCTTGCGAAATTGTTCAGGCGTGATATTCATCCACTTGGTGTAACCATATTCGGATCGCAATTGAATGATCACTGTTTTGTAGTATTTGCTTTCTACTGGGTAAGGCATTACTGCCATCATTTCTTGTTCTGCGTAATTCATAAACTTCCTCCTAAGTAAAGATAAATTGAACCCAAAATTATATAAAGCACGATCACGATACTGGCAACCAGTAACAGATCGTAGAACGCATTAATCCACTTCACTAGCGCACCCAAACAGTGTGTTGACCATGAGCAATATGATCAGAACACGCCCTTTTGAGATCGTTGTAGGTAAGGTAAGAATCAATCCATTCCATACACTGCGCCCAAGATTGACACTGGTGTTCAGCTACTCGCTGACTGTTGGTATTGACGATAACGGCAATCATAGTCCACCCTCCACTGCAAGACATAGTGCAATCATTAAGGCAATAAATACGGCACAGATGAAGAACATTCCTATTTCGTAGAATTTCATATTAAATCCCCCTAAAATGATCAGCGTTGTATTCGGACTTGTTTGAGACTTCTGACATTGGCGCAGATAAGCGCAATTCAGGACTGTTGTGTTTTACTTGCGAAGTCAAGCTTGCAACGCCATCCTTGCGATAAGTGAAAGCACTGGTGTAATCACGAAAGAAGTATTGCTTGTCTTCATTGATCACTGGTGAAGCGATAGAAACGGCATAGTATTTCGTATTGCCCTTGCCGTGTTTCTTGATGGTGACTAAATTTCCTGTATCAGTTGGTAACATTTAATTCTCCTAGCAGAGTTGGTAATGACATCCTCTCGAATGTTTCGGGGATTAACCCCATCATCAGATTACCTAGAAGCTTGGAACTTCTCCCCAGTCTGACACATCTGCTCGTTGTTCCTCACGCTTCTGAACATACATATTGACTGACTCCTGAATGTATTTGATTGTTTTTCTAAGATCCATTTTGTTCTCGGATAAAGCTTCTAGGATATCTCCATCACCCCAACATTCCACGATGTAATCCCAACCCTTGTTGTAATTGGCGTTAGCGTGTTTGCGAATCTCTTGTATTGCGTCTTGTTCGTTGATCATTTGCTTCTCCTTAGTTAATTGGAAAGAACTCTGCCATGAAGTCTATTGACTGTGCTTGTTTGATTGCTACCAAATCCTTACACTTCTTTAAGCTTTGGGCTTTTATTACTTCACCATTGAGAGTAGTCTCCCAGTAGCTTTTGGTGTTACCAGTCCTAGTCTTGCTAGTCCTCTTGGCGTATATACAACCTAGGGTTACAGTCATTTGCTTCTCCTATTAGGTGGTTAATAATTAATTCATCTACATACAACAACTCCATTGTCGATATGTGCTATTTGCTTGTCAAGCATTATTTGCATAAAAGATGAAATATTTTTAAAAGACCGAGCAACAGGTTAACAGTGTTAAACCCTTGACTTGAAGATAGCGAAGCGAAACAGTGTGAGATCGACATCAAGTAAAGATATAAGATAGAATAATACCGAAGATATACCTAGGGATATAACATGAAGAAACTATCAAGGAAAGAAATACAGGAAGGACTCAAAAGTGTCCCTATTGAGAGAATCATGCTTGGCGCAAGTAACCCCAGTAACATCAGACTAACCAAGAAACAAAAGACATTCGCAGAAGAACTAGTGAAGACTGGGAATAAGACAGAAGCCTACCGAAGATCGTATGATGCTAAGGGTAAGAGAGAGACTGCCAGTAGGAATGCTCACACTATCGCTAAGTCTACCAATGTGCAAACCTATGTTCAGGCGTTGACAGTGGCAAAAGAGGTAGAGGAGTATCTATTACCCTCTCGTTTAAGGACGATGGCAATCCATAAGCTAAGTAACATGGCCTTGAATGATGACTTACCACCGGCACAACAGTTGAAAGCGCTGGAGCTAATCGGGAAGATGAGTGAGGTGTCCTTGTTTACCCACAGGGCAGAGGTGATACACACAGTGGACTCGAACTCACTGCGAGTGAAGTTGATGGAAGCCATCCAAGTTGCGATCCAAAGATCACAGAGCATTCATGTGAAGACCAAGCGAAGCGCACAAGAGTTACTGGATGAGATCAACAATGTAGACGAGCCTATCGATGTTAACTATGTTGACCATGACGATGGCACAGACACACAGCTTGCCATATGTGATGACACACACGCACACACAGATGCAGAAGCGCATCCAGTTGCGCACACAGAAGCAGAAGCGCAGCGAATTCTGACGGGGGATGGTGATCTGGACGGGGGAAACGGGGAGGCACACGCCCCCACACCCCTCGATACGCCCACGCATGACCAGCTAGTCTTGCATAGTATTCCACACATCGAATCCCCAGAAAATACCCCCCAAGGGTTTAACACTGTTAAACTGTTGGAAAAAAATAATTCTACGGACACCCACCCCCTTGATTTTATTAAGAAAAAAGGGGAGGGGGGTATATGATACAGGACGAGGACGTGGCTTTATATATCAGGTACTTGGTAGAAAATGATCAAATTAAGTTAAATGAGTTAATTAGGTATATCCGTAGGATGATCATTCAAAATGAAGAGCATAAGGTATATGTTAATTTAATGAAAAGGTTACGGCATGGACAAAGTGCAGAGAGAATGGACAAAAGAAATGATACTGATGTTTAGTCGGTGGAATAGAATGTCTTTTGAAGAGAAAGTAGAGGAGTTAGAACGTGACACCAGCGCAAAAAGAAACGTACTTGGTAATCGAACAGTGGTGGGCTAACTTTGGTTTTGGTCCTACTATTGAGGATATTATGCACTTAACTGGCGAAAAAGGTCGGGGTAATGTCAATCGCAAGATGCGTAGACTAATTGATATTGGCATATGTAAGGGCAGTACCAAGTTTCCTAGGAGCATTCGTCCGGCTAATTTAAGGTTAAAGAATCTACATGGATGATCTGTTAGAGATTATTAAGCTGTTACCGAAGGAGGAGCAGGATGCGCTTGGTCCTTTAGCTACGGCATATCAGCAATCTCTACAGCGGGAAGAGGGTGAATCGGACTTTATGGAGTTTGTAAAGACGATGTGGCCGGAATTTATACATGGCGATCACCATGAGTTAATGGCTAAAAAATTTGAACAGATAGCCAGTGGCAAGGTAAAACGGTTGATTATTAACATGCCACCAAGACATACGAAGTCAGAGTTTGCCAGTTATCTTTTGCCGGCATGGTTTTTAGGAAAGTATCCGAATAAGAAGATTATCCAGTGTTCGAACACGGCAGAACTGGCGGTAGGATTTGGTAGGAAGGTTAGGAACTTAGTTGACGGAGATAGATATGGTAAGGTATTCCCCAATGTCAGTTTGCGGTCTGATAGCAAGGCTGCTGGTCGTTGGTCCACTAATGCTAATGGGGAGTATTTTGCTATTGGTGTGGGCGGGACTGTTACTGGTAAAGGAGCTGACTTACTTATTATTGACGACCCTCATTCGGAACAGGAAGCAGCGTTAGCCGCTGGTGATCCATCAGTCTTTGATAAGGTGTATGAGTGGTATACGTCAGGACCAAGACAGCGATTGCAGCCGGGCGGAAGCATAGTAATCGTAATGACAAGGTGGTCGAAGAGAGATTTAACCGGTAAGATTATGAAAGCCATCATCGAGAGGGATGGTGATGAGTGGGAGATTATTAGTCTGCCAGCGATTAAAAGGAACGAGAAACCATTATGGCCTCAGTTCTGGAGTTATGAGGAATTAAGTAAGTTACGGATTGAGTTACCTTTATCTAAATGGCAAGCCCAGTATCAGCAGGATCCAACCAGTGAGCAGGGTGCTTTAGTTAAAAGGGAATGGTGGCAAGTTTGGGATGAGAGAGCCCCGCCATGTGAGTTTATTATCCAAAGCTGGGATACCGCTTTTACTAAATCAGAACGGGCTGACTATTCAGCATGTACAACTTGGGGCGTGTTTTATAAGGATGAAGACCGGAATAACCCAAATATTATTTTGTTAGATGCTTATAAAGCTCGGCTAGAATTTCCGGAGTTAAAGACTAAAGCGTTTGAAATGTTTAAAGAATGGCAGCCAGATGCGTGTATAGTAGAGGCAAAAGCGTCCGGTGCGCCATTGATATTTGAGTTAAGAAGGATGGGAATACCGGTGCAAGAGTTTACACCGACAAGGGGTAATGATAAGATTAGCCGTGTTAATTCAGTGGCAGATTTATTTGCTAGTGGGAAGATATGGGCACCACCCACTAGATGGGCAGAAGAGGTAATTGAAGAATTGGCAGCGTTTCCAAACTCCGATCACGATGACTTGGTTGATAGCACAACTCAGGCTTTATTGCGATTTAGAAGGGGTGGGTTTATTAAGTTAGACAGTGATGAAGACGATGAGCCGATTTACCGCAAAAGAGCAGCATATTATTAAGGATAAATTATGTTAGATAAGGCACTATACGCAGCCCCACAGGGAATAGCCGGCATAAATAATGAGTCAGAGCCTGATATTGAGATTGAAATTGAGGATCCAGAGGCGGTAACTATTGGCATTGGCGACTTAGAGATTGAGTTAAAAAGAGAAGAAGACGAAGAGTTTTCTAAAAACTTAGCCGAAGATATGGATGAGTCAGTGATGCAGACCTTAGCATCTGAGCTTTTGGGTGATATTGAAATGGACATTGCCTCTCGCAAGGACTGGATTCAGACTTATGTAGATGGCTTAGAGCTGTTAGGTCTTAAAATTGAAGAAAGAAGTGAGCCTTGGGAGGGTGCTTGTGGGGTTTACCATCCACTGTTAAGTGAAGCTCTTGTCAAGTTCCAAGCAGAAACAGTCATGGAGACTCTGCCCCCAGCTGGACCAGTCAAAACCCAGATAATCGGAAAGGAGACTCCTGAAAAACTGGACGCAGCTGAGCGTGTTCAACAGGACATGAACTACCAGATCATGCAAAAAATGCCAGAATACCGACCAGAACACGAAAGAATGTGTTGGGGACTAGGACTTTCTGGCAATGCGTTTAAAAAAGTCTATTTTGATCCAAGCTTAAACCGCCAAGTCTCAATGTATGTACCAGCCGAAGACATTATTGTGCCTTACGGGGCTAGTAGTTTAGAAACTTCTGAGCGAGTTACCCATGTCATGCGTAAGACAGAGAACGAAATACGCAAATTACAGGTAGCTGGGTTCTATTTGGACATTGATTTGGGTGCTCCAACTAAATCGTATGACGAAGTAGAAAAGAAAATTGCCGAAAAGATGGGTTTTTCTGCAACAGAAGACGATAGATTTAAGATTCTAGAAATTCACGTTAACTTAGACCTAGAAGGTTACGAAGATAAAGACGAAGACGGAGAACTAACAGGTATAGCGTTGCCATATGTGGTGACTGTAGAAAAAAATACCTGTAATGTTCTGGCAATTCGTAGAAATTGGAAACCCGATGATAAAAGAAAACTTAAAAGGCAGCATTTCGTCCATTACGGCTATGTTCCGGGCTTTGGTTTCTACTGTTTTGGTCTTATTCATCTTGTTGGCTCTTTTGCCAAGTCTGGTACTTCCCTTATACGTCAACTGGTGGACGCAGGCACACTATCCAACTTGCCGGGTGGCTTTAAAACCCGTGGATTGCGAATCAAAGGTGACGACACGCCCATAAGTCCGGGGGAATTTAGGGATGTAGACGTACCAAGTGGCGCACTCAAAGACAATATCCTACCTTTGCCGTACAAAGAGCCAAGTCAAGTCTTATATACCTTACTCGGTAATATTGTAGAAGAAGGTAGAAGGTTTGCCTCGGCTTCAGATATGAAAATTGCCGATATGTCTGCTAACACCCCAGTTGGTACGACTCTGGCAATATTAGAACGGACATTAAAAGTAATGAGCGCAGTACAGGCTCGTGTACATTACTCGATGAAGCAAGAGTTACAGTTGTTACGGGATATTATTAAGGAAGACACGCCACCTGAATATTCTTACGAGCCAGTAGAAGGTACTCGTTTTGCTAAAAAATCGGATTATGACGATATTGACGTTATCCCTGTTAGCGATCCAAATGCCGCTACTATGTCACAGAAGATTGTGCAGTATCAGGCAGTGATTCAGTTGTCGCAAACAGCGCCACAGTTATATAACTTACCGTACTTACACCGACAGATGATTAATATTCTCGGCATCAAAAATGCGGATAAGCTAGTGCCGTTGCCGGATGACAGAAAGCCAGCCGATCCAATAACAGAAAACATGAACATTATGAACATGAAACCTGTTAAGGCTTTTATGTATCAAGACCATGAAGCACATATTAAAGTGCATATGAATGCTATTCAAGATCCAAAGATAGCGCAAATGTTATCCCAAAACCCACAGGCACAGGCAATTCATTCGGCAGCATTAGCACATATTAATGAACACCTAGCCTTTGCCTATCGCAGACACATGGAAGATATATTGGGCGTTCAGTTGCCAGACTATAAGGAAGAAGACAATGAAGGCATCCCTAGAGAAATGGAAGTTAAGATTTCTGCAATGGCTGCACAGGCTTCTGATCTGTTGCTTAATCGTAATAAGACTGAAATGGCTGCACAACAAGCTCAACAGGCAGCCCAAGATCCTATAGTACAAATGCAACAAAAAGATCTAGCCATTAAAGAAGCTGAATTGCAGAGAAAGGCCAAGAAAGATGAGGCTGACACAATGCTCAGAGTTCAGCAACAGGCAATTGAGAAAGAAAGAATTGCTTCGCAAGAAAGAATGGCAATTAAGACGCAAGGTATTAACTTGGCAGAAAAAGTCATGGACTTAAAGATGAGAAAAGAAGACCGTGAAAATACGCTTGGTGTTGATTTAATTAAACATTCTAATGATATTAAGAATAAAAATAGATTAACCAATAAGCAGATTTTAGCAAATGTAATGAAACCTTCAAACAAGGACAATAAATGAGTGAAATTGATTATCTTTTAAGTGAGTATAAAGACCGCATAGGAATGCTCCAAACAGCATTATCTCAAGGAAACTGTACAAATTTTGAAGAGTATCGCTACACATGCGGTCAGATTAGAGGTCTGGAAGCTGCATGTGCCCTTATTGCAGACCTCAAGCAAAGAATGGAGCATTCAGATGAATGAAATCCTTATCGGATCAAACCCCGATAATCCACAAATAGTAGGAATGTATCAAGCAACAATGCAAGAAAAAGCCACCCAATTGCCAAAACCAGCTGGGTATAAAATTCTATGCGCTATACCCGAAGCCGATGAAAAAATTGATGGTTCAGAATTAATAAAGTCCGCAGAGACAATGCGGAACGAAGAGATTCTAACTACTGTTCTTTTTGTGGTTGACCTAGGACCTGATTGTTATCTGGACAAAGACAGATACCCAACAGGTGCGTGGTGTAAAAAAGGTGATTTTATCTTAGTCCGACCAAATGCCGGAACAAGATTGGTTATACATGGCAGAGAATTCAGATTAATTAACGAAGATTCTGTTGAGGGTGTAGTTGAAGATCCTCGTGGAATTACTCGTAAAGTATATTAAGGAGCCCCAAAATGGCAGAATATGAAAAACAGCAGTTTAAGTTTCCAGATGAAATAGAAGACAATATTGAGATTGAAATAGAAGATGATATGCCAGCAGAAGACAGGGCAAATCTAACTCCTATGCCAGAAGATATAGTCAAACAACTGGAAGAAGATGATTTAGAGTCGTATTCCAACGAAGCAAAAACAAAACTGCACCAGCTTAAAAAAGTTTGGAATGATGAACGTAGAGCTAAAGATCAAGCCTTACGGGAGCAACAAGAAGCTATTAATGTTGCCCAGCAGTTAATTGAAGAGAATAGACGTTTAAAAGGCAGGCTTTCTGAAGGCGAAAAAGTCTTAGTAACCAGTGTTAAAAGTAACATTACTAGGGATTTAGACGAAGCAAAGAAGGAATTTAAAGAAGCGTATGATTCCGGTGATGGTGAAAGACTAGCAGATGCCCAAGAAAAACTGGCAGATGTGAAGTTTAAGTCACAACAAATGGAAAATTACAGAAATGAGTTTGACAATCCTGTAGAAGAGAGTTATTCTACTCAACAACCGCAACAACGATTGGACCCAAAAACTCAATCTTGGCTTGACAAAAACAAGTGGTACGGTGTTGATGAAGATATGAGCTACCTAGCAATGGGTGTTCATAGACGGCTAGAGAAAGAAGGAGTCCCACTAGGCTCTGACTATTACTATCAAGTAATCGATGCCGAAATGCAAAAAAGATTCCCAGATAGATTGGGAACTGACTCAGAGTCCAAACCCTCTGCAAAAACAAGCACTGTTGTTGCTTCTGCTACTAGGTCTACTGCCCCCAAAAAGGTAAAGCTTAATCAGACTCAACTCGCTTTGGCAAAGAAATTCAAACTTACACCAGAGCAATATGCTCGTGAATTAACTAAATTGGAGAATTAAAATGGCTGAAAAAACACCTAGAGAAATACAAACTCGTGAAATGACAGAGCGTCCTAAACAGTGGATGCCTCCAGAACTTCTCCCAGAGCCAGACAAACAGGCTGGGTTTGCTTATCGTTGGATTCGTGTTTCTACATTAAATGCAGCTGATCCCCGTAATATCTCAGCGAAACTGAGAGAAGGATGGGAGCCAGTTACTCTTGAGGAACAGCCAAAATATAAACTGTTAGCCACTGGCGATGGAAAGTTTAAAGACAACATCGAAATTGGCGGGTTATTGCTTTGCAAGACTCCGAGTGAATTTGTTGCTCAACGTGCCGAATATTACGATAAGCAAACACAAGCTCAAACGGATGCTGTAGACAATAATTTAATGCGCCAAAGCGACCCAAGGATGCCCCTCTTCAAAGAGAATAAATCCTCAAGTAGCTTAGGTAAATGAACTTAACTTTTTAATGGAGATTTAAATGGCAGCTTATCCTACAATATCAGCCGCATATGGATTTAAGCCCGTTAATCTTATCGGTGGTCAAGT